ACAGAAGTCTTCATCTTTCACACCAAGATCCATAGCAACACCTTCAAGGATCTTTTGTTCGATCTTGACGGATGGGTATTCCTGCTCGAAGGTCACGGGGAAACGCTCAAGGAATGCCTCATTAAGCACATTGGTGCCAATGAAGCGTCCATCATCAGAACCCTTGCCCTTGGTATTAGCAGTGGCGATGACATTGAATCCAGCAGCAGGTTTGACCCACTTACCAATCTTCTTGAGGAAGACACCCTTGCCTTCTAGAATGGACTGTAGGCAGAGGATTTTATTGGAAGCCAGGTCGATTTCGTCCAGGAGAAGGACTGCTCCTCGCTCCAGTGCTTCGATGACGGGACCGTTATGCCATGCAGTATTCCCATCAACAAGCCTAAAACCACCGATAAGGTCATCTTCATCAGTTTCAATAGTAATATTTACACGAATCAATTCTCGCTTCAGTTGAGCACACGCTTGCTCCACACTGAACGTTTTACCATTACCCGAAAGACCCGTAATGAACGTTGGATAAAACAAAGAGGACTGGATAATTTTTTTAATATCACTAAAGTTACCAAACTTGACGAAGGTATCATCTTTTTCAGGAATGAGATTTTGTTCAATTGCAGGAAGTGCAGATGGAGAGTTATATGCCTTTTCCATCTTACCCACAACGGTGGGAGTCACTTCCAAATTCCATTTGCCACGGCCGACTTTAAATTGTTCCAGTCGTTTGGTTGCAGTTGGATAAGAAATTCCGCGAGACGCACAATATCCACGAACATCTGCAGCAGTAAATTCCGTGCCAAATGCAGTTTTGAGATCATCGATAATTTGGTCGTCAGTCATTTGGATACGAGTCATGGTGTGAATTGTTTCAATGGGTTCATTATAAGACTAAAATGATGGGAAAATGCCTCTCAGGCTCAGTTGCCGGACCGTCCATACTTATATTTCATTGCAGCAAGAAACCAAGCATCAGTCAGAGACTTTGGTCCATGAAGGAGGACATCAACCTGTTTTTCCTTAAGAGAGGGATCTGAAAGTGCTCTCTTTTTCCATTCTGGTGTTGTCATGCTACTAGTGAAATAAACTCACCAAGAACTTTCTTATTTAGTTTCTTAGTCTTGAGAGATTTGACGAATGCAGATTTAATCTGTGCTTTGGTTGCATCTTCTCCAACTTCAAACTCAGACTCCTGGGACAAGGAGTTTGCAGACAGTCCAAAGTATGCATCATATGCAGATTTTTTGATATTAAAACTACGAAATTTTTTCCAATCTATTTGAATTTTGTGATATTCATCAGAATATTGATCATAATAAAGTTGGATAAACCGATTTGCATCTCTGCCTCTAAGGACTCGAATACCAATAAAATTAATATCCGAAAATTTATCCTTAAGATTTTTCAGAAGAATATCCGTGAACATATGCCATTCATACCGAAACTTATAGGTCGTCCCAAGTTTCCTATCACGAAGGAAGGTGATCATGGGAGAAACTCCACGTACCCCAATGTAAGGTTCAGATTCAATATTACGCTTGACTTCAACGTGACGAGGGATACAATTTGCTTCGCCGTCAGTCAAAATAATACACTGAACCTTTTGCAAACTATTCTCTTTTTTGAACTTAGGCAAAATCTGATGGAGAGCAATGAGTGCTTCATTCAAAGGAGTTCCAGACAAAGAGAGACGAGTTGGAGGAGAATACGGTGATCCATACGTATGCGTATAGGCGTCAGCAATTCGAAAAATATTAAGCATTTGTTTTTCAAGTTCTTTTCCAGAAACTTTGCTAGTCAAAATATTCATGAGAGAAAAATCTTCAGAAACTGAAAGAAGACCTTCTTTTTTCTCATAGTGAGGAGTTCTATTCACTGGAATGTATGAACTAGATTTGTAATCATATTCATTACGACGCCACTCATTGGTAAATGCATAAACTTCAAATGGAATTGAAACTTTCTTACAGAACCAAACAAGATTGAAAAGTTGTTTGCAAGTATCCAACAGAACATCTGCCATAGATCCAGACCAATCTAAAACAAATACCAGACCATGGTTCTTACCATCGGCAAGAGTGGTGACTTTCTTAAAGAGGTCTTCGTTATACTTGTAGGTGTGGAGTTTGGTGCAGTCAAGCACACCAGTGCGAGCAGTAGTAGCACGAGCATAAGAGTCTGCTGCCTTACGGCACTCAAACTCTTTCACCAGGTAATTGACTTCCTTCTGAGCAGAACGCTTAAAACTTTTGAACTTCTCATCAACAATTTTATAAAGGTTGGTAGGAGTTGCTGCGTTATTTGTTGCCCAAGTATTATGGGAGGTTTGTTGAAACAAGAAACAAAGATTAATTTCCTTATGTACGTCGTGGTTTGAACCAACTACAGTATCAAGGTTAAGTTGCGGAATTTCGACATAGATATTTTCATAGAGAGAATCATTGTCGACAAGATCACGAATCTTATCTTCCAAAGAATCAGCAGTACGAACTTCAGGGTCTTCTTTATCTTCAGTAGAACTTACAGGAGTCTGATCACCTTGATCAGTTCCACCATAAGATTGATCAGAATCTGCTTGTTGTTCCTGAGAGTTATTACTCTCTCCATCTTGTTCAGAAGAGGAGTCATCAGTCTCTACAATTTCATTAGCAGGGGATTGAGAATTTCCCTGTTGCTCTTGAGAATCAATATCGCAAACTTTTTGTTGTTGCTCATTTTCTTTTTTGCAATACTTATAAAGTTCTTCTGCTGCGATCAGTACGTCTGCAAAGGTTTCCGTATCGGCAATCATGTTGATGATTTCCATTTCTTCGCCACGCTCAATAGGAATATTGACATGACTGCCAATCTTGAACCACAGATTTGCACGGTCAGCAAGATTAAAAGTGGAAATATCGTCATCCTCTATTTGAAAGAAGTCATCATCATTCAACTCCCTGTATCCGTTAAAGAAAGTCTTTGCAAGTCCAGCATACTTACGCTTCATCAATTTCTCAATGCGAGCATCTTCCACAACGTTAACAAACTGGTGTGGAATATGTTTAGGCAAATCTTGATCTGGAGTGTAGAGTGCATGACCAACCTCATGACCAACCAGAAGGTCATAAACGGTATTGCTCGCCTTCTCCCACATAGGAAGAGTCAAAACACGAGTATGCACATTGAACTGTGCAGTAGAAACTTTTTTATGCTCAACCACAAGGTCTTCAGTGGCAAGGAGTTTTGCTAGTTGAGATTTGATTTCGTGTGAGACTGGCATGGATTTCTCTCGTATGAATCCATAATAGCACATTACGAAGAAACCTCCCGTTTCCGGGAGGTCATATAACGCTTCTTAATATTTGCCACTCGTGCCTTTGCTTGTCTTAATGCTTGGGGTTTGAGTTTGCGTTTTTGTTCTTTCTTAGAGTGGTGTTGCCAGTTGGGGGTATTCATTGGTCTTATGGTTTCTTAAACCATGATATGGGAAAATCCTTTGCTTTTCTCAAACCGCAGAACAGTCTCAAATCTGTCCTCTAGTCCAGTCTTGTGAGAGATGACAAAAACATTAGCATCTTTGACAACGTACTTGATAATTTTCAAAAATTCTTCTGTTCCAAATCCATCAAGAGAAGAATCAAACACCTCATCCATAATCAAAAGATTTGTATTAACTGAATTTTTCATCCTTGCAACTTCCCGCCAGGTGAAAAGTAATGCAAGGTCAATTCTCATCTTTTCCCCTTCACTAAAAGAAGCATAGGAGAAATCTTCATGGATAGGGGACTGGACGGTTTCATTGAATTCCTCATCAAGTGTGAAGTTGATATAGAAGTCCATCATTTGAAGATAACGATTGACTTGCTGATTTATCAGCGGTAGATACTTCTTAATGATTTTGGATTTAACTCCACCGTCTTTAAGCAAACTATACGAAAAATCGAAATAGTTGATCGTGTCCTTACGTTGAGTGAGTTCGTCGTATGTAGTTTTTAAATTGTCTTTGAAGGATTCTAACTTCTCATGTTCAGTATTTCGGTTTGCAAGGTTCTCGGTAAGAACTTGAATTTCATGTTCAAGATCTCTGATTTGTCTCTGACATCCAGCGATCTTAATATTGTTTTGAGAAATGCCATTAGTTAGTTTCGAAATCTCCTTCGATAGAGCAGTGAATTGACGCTCTCGCTCCTCTTCCTCTTTAATTGCCTCTTCCAGTTCTTTATAACCAGATTGCAACTCTTTTGCTTTATCTTGAGCGTCTGTAATTCTATTTATTCTAAAGGTCTCTTCGATAGACTGTGTGCATGTAGGGCATACCGTATTTTCTGTAAAGAACTTATGCTCTTTAGTAATAGTAGATACTTTTTGTGAAATCTTTCCTTTAAGATTTCCTAACTTACGAAGTTTATCTGTGGCACCAGTATATTTTTCAAGTTGTTCCTGAAGAGTTTCCAGATTGTAATTCAAAGAATCTGTATCGTGCATATATCCATTCTCTTCATCAAGAAGTCTTTGAATAATCGATTCCTTCTCCTCAATATTTTTCTTTCCACGATTCTCCAGTTCTTCAATGAATCTGGATTGCATATCAACTTTATCTTTCAGAGTTTCTTTTTTAAGCTCAAATACCTTTATATCTTCTCTGAGTTCACGAATCTTCTCTTTGATAACTGCATTCATAGAAGAGAAGATCTTAATATCAAGAAGGTCTTCAATAACTTCTCTTCGGTTGTTTGCTGTCAGTTGCATAAATGGAACAAAGGTGCTACTACCCAGAATCACAATCTGAGTGAAAGACTTATAGTTCATCTTCAGAACATTTTGTTCCAACCACTTCTGTTGATCTAAGGCTGCTGCAGATTGATCTAACAGATTATCATCTCTCCAGATTTCAAACACTGCTGGTTTGATTCCACGGATAACTTTCCAATTTGTATTACCTATAGTAAATTCAACCTCAACTCTACAATCCTTATCATTTACAGAGTTGATCAGTTGCGGTTTATTAATTTTACGAAATGATTTTCCAAACAAAGAAAAAGTCAAAGCATCCAAAACAGTGCTCTTTCCAGCACCATTGTTCCCAATGATGAGGGTAGTATTGTTTTTAGTAAAATCAATTTCAGTGTATTGATTGCCAGTGCTCAGAAAATTTTTCCAGCGAATTTTTTCAAATAAAATCATCGTCGCTATCAGGTGGAATTACAATGTCATTTGGAGTTATTATGGAATAATTATATCCATGAATACTACAAGTTTTTATCATCAAATCATCATCTACTTCGATGACGTGCATATCTGGATATCCATTTTCCTCTAACATCATAGCATATCTTGTCGCATCATCCTCATCTTCAAATAGGTAGAGGATGTCCTCACCATCATCATTCTTTACAGAGTAAGCTCCCTCTTGCTCCTTTCCATCAATTGTTAGTATATACATTAGACTATTTCACAAGCTTCCTGATAAGTCTTCTGAATTATTCTTTGAAGTTTTGATTTATCAAGATTGGTTTCTGCCTCCTGAATATATCTATTCAAAATTGAAAGGGTATCCTCAGATTCAAAGGCTTCAAATTCACCTTTATCATACCATCCAGCAAACTCAAAATTTTCTACGACTTTGAGGTCAGCAACTCCACTAGAATAAAGTTTATCAACAAATTTCTCAAATTTCTTAATGTCAGATTTTTTCCTGACAATTAATTTGACAATCATACTGTCATACTTTCTGGCATCAAAAGTTTGATAATTTGTATCCTCATAGTAGATATTGTGAAAAATCCTAAATGGATTATTCACTGGAGTATGCTCAAGGGTTTCAGTATCAAACAAATGAAATCCCCTTGTATCACCAACGTCTGTCCAATAAATTTCGTATGGATTTCCTAGGTAGAAGACGTTTTCACTAGACGATCTAGTGTGATAGTGTCCCGAGAAGACCTTGGAGAACTTCTCAAATAGTGTGCTTTCCAAACCGTGCTCCATGACGATTTGTTTATTAACTCTAAATCCTCTGAGTTCAAGGTGCCCCATCGCACACGAGCAAGTTGTACTTTTAATAGATTTGAAAGTGCTTTCTTCATTTTCTTGATTAATCCACGGAATAAAAAGTGTTTTTAAATTTCCCAACTTAACTTCAGTTGGTTCAGAATATACGAATACATTTTCATACTCACGAAGTAAGAGATCTACAGCATTTACTTCATTAGTATTTTTATAATATGCAGTATGATTTCCTACAACCGTATGAACTGTTATTCCCAGTTTTTTCAAACGGTCATAGTAATTATTTTTTGCCCAAGATAGTGCAGAGAAATCAATTCCCTTTCGACTATCAAAGGTATCACCCATGTCAACGACAGTTGTAATACCTTCTTTTTCTAAAGTTGGAAAGAAAACTTCATTATAAAACTTTAGAAAATAGTCATGAAAGAGTTTAGAATTCTTTCGTGCTCCAAAGTGTTGGTCAGTAATAATTGCTACTTTCATCAATAACGTGACTTTGAATGCACAGCGTCCTTGATAGAATTATAATCGCTATAATTTGATCCGTCAATGGTATTACTGTCATCAAACACTTCACTGTAACCGGATCTTTCAAGGATCTTGTTCTTGATTTCTAACTGACGTTTCTCCCTTTGAATCCTACGAAGAAACGCATAGTGAATAATTTGCGTAAAGTATGCAAAAGGATTCTGTGACTTCTCTGGATTGAAGTTGTGAATGTACTGAACACAATTTTCAATACCATCAGAAATCATGTCCTCTTTGAACATGTAGTTCACAAAGTTTGGTTTGAAAGATAGGTGATTTGCAATCTTCAAGAAACACTCACCAATGTAGCGAGGAATAGGTGGTTTGGTATCCCAAGTCTTTGACCTATCTTCTTTCGTTGGATTTCTCCCATACTTTTGAATAAAAGTTCTCTCAACTTCACTGTGATAGTTAATTAGAGCTGCTAAAAACTCTTTATTATTGACGTAGTGTTCTGATCTTTGTCTTCGAGACATAACTCCAGTACTAATCATAAGTTTATCTCATAATATGTATGAATTCTACCACCTTATCGAATAGTTGACAAGTTCTTAAAACCGAGTATAATAACCTTTGTGGAGGTTGAAAAGATTATATTAAGAGCTTTTAAAGATCTTTTCTAATATCTCTTTAGCATCATTTACGTTTGCTAGATATCCCATTCTTCTATTAAGTTTCTGACTGTCACCATCTTCCATGGAAGATTGACGTACAAAACTTTGATACATCATAATCATTTCAATATCAGAAGATTCGCTAAGTGTCAAAACGTCTTCCATATTGATTATAAAGATATCATCGGTTGAAGTTTTTAACCAGGGTTCCAATTTATACCCAACAATACCAGTTCTTCCTTTTATTTCTTGAACAATAATTGGAGTAGATACTAACAGGAAAGTTCTATCATCTTCTTCAGATGCTGCTACCTTTGCAAAGATTTCTTCGCCTGTTTTTAATTTTAATGTTGCATAAAAATCTTCTTCTATCATTTTTTTAACTGAATTGTGATTATCTCATAATTAAAATTTTCTTCATTATAAATTTTAATTCGTTCTATGAAATGATTTAACGTATAATTTTTTCTTGACTTTGTACTGCAATCATCTGATATATCAAAAAGAACTGCTTTTACTTTGTTTTTTCCTTTTCTAAGAACTCGTCCAATGCTTTGAAGATTTCTGACTCTGGATTTGCTAGGTGAGGCGAAGATAACATTATGGAGATTTTTAATATTGATACCAGTAGAAAAAGTTCCATAGGAAGCAACGATAATTGCGTCGTTTTCTCTTTCTGTAATCTCTCTAACTAGTTCCCTTTCTTCAGCTCCAACTCCACCGTGTACAAAAAATACTTTACGGTTTTCGCCTTTGTCTTTATTTATCTTCTCATACAACACTGCTCCATGAGCCTCCACTCTAGCAAAGAGAACAAGAGTGTTTCCTTTTAAATCTAAAGTTAAATTTTTAATAAAGTTGTTTCTCTGCTCATGAGAAATAAGATATTGTACTTCATCCTCATAAGTTTCAAAATTTTGTGGTGGATGTTTAAGAACAAGACATTGAATATCGAGTTGAGAAAGATGTCCTTGTCTCATCAATTCATCAGTTCTTGTAACCTTATATGATGGACCAAATAGTCCTTCTAAAACCCACTTGTGTGTTTGAGTACCATCAAGGGTTCCAGTGAAACCAAAACGATACTTTGCATGATGAAGTTTAGTCATAATCTGAATCAAAGATTTAGACTTGAATAAATGCGCTTCGTCTCCTATAATACAATTATATTCTTCAAAAAAAGATCTTTCCAGTTTGTATACAGATTGCCAAGTAGTAATAGTAACTGGAGCATCATTACTTTTCTCTCTACCAGAATAGATACGGTGGCAATATGAATCAGCATCCCAACCATAATCAAGGAAATCCTTGTACATCTGCTCTACAAGAGATGTCGTCGGAACAACTAAAAGAATTTTTTTCCCTCTATCCACATAATATCTTACAAGGGAATAAATCATCAGTGATTTGCCGCTGGCAGTGGGGCTTATCAATAGTTTTCTATTATGCTTTAGGGCATCATGTACTCCCTCAATCTGATATTGCCTGGGAGTATGGGCACAAATGGAATTCATGTAACCCTTAACACCTTCATACGAAATCTCCTCATTCTCTTCGTAAGGAGTTCCGTAGAATTTGTTATCTTCAAATTTATATGAGTATCCGTATTGCTTGCAAAAATTGACAAGTTTATCTAACAAACCTACATAGATCTGCTTAGAACGCATGTCATACAAATGAATTTCCCCATTCCAATTCCTGCCACGGTATTGGGGCATAAACTTTGCATTGGGAACCTCAAACTTAAAGTGATCTCTAAGTTCATATTCAATATGAGGTTCTGTTTTTATTTTTAAAAATACTTCGTTAGACTTTGATATAACAAGATTTGCTGTTGTATCAATCACATGAATCCATTCATCTAGAAATATTTATTCTTTATTTTCTGAATGAAATTTGTGATGGGCAATTACTCTATACAGTTCAGTTTTTATTTTATCTGCATGTCTATATTCCCAACTTACTTCATCCATATTCTCCATGTATTTTTCCATGGCAGCATATTGCATTTTCACATCTTCAATTTGAAAGTTAATTGAAATATGCGGTTTATCTGTATCCATCATCCTAGTCCCGCATTAAATTTCATAAACTCAATAGCATTTTTGATTTGATATGTGCGATTAGTTATTTGTTTTAGGATACTTTCAATATACACTAACATTGTGTCATAATAATCAATCTTTAGACAAATCGTAGAGAGTTTTTCATCGGCATCAAGATATTTTTGCATGGTATCTTTATCACGAATTTTTTTTGGAAAAGGATTCTCTACATAGATATCAGGATCTGCTTTTCCACTAAAGTATTCGTAGCGTTCGTGTCTTATATTTTTTCTTTGTTGTTCTGCTTTTTTCCTTAATAAAAAGATAGTATTATACAGTTCAAAATATTTTGCATGAAGAGATGGGATATTCGTAGATTCTGTATGAAGATTGTCCATATCAATTTTTGAATCTTTCACCCACATTTCTTGAATTTTATCAAGATCAAAATTCATAAATCAGTGCCAGCAAGATTTGTTATGTTGTAGATAGTATACTTGAAAGTTACTTCTGCTGTAAAGTATTCTATGTCAGTGTCTGTAGCATCAAAGTTTAGTGCTGTCAAACTATATGGCCAAAGGTCTTTAAAGACGACTTTAAAGTTTGGAGTATTTGAACTGGAAAAAACTGTTAGAGTTCCGTCAGAAAATATATTAAACAATCCAGTATTGCTAGAATCTACCAAGTCTCTTTCTTGTTGTAAATCGTATATCTCTTGTAAAGATTCTGGAAATCCTAATCCTCTAATCCAATTTTGGATTTCCATATAGTTTTCAAGATTTTCATCAACCAAAAATCTCAAGGTGAAATCTTCAAATTCAATCTTTTCTCCAGGTCTGTCAATATCTTTGAGATATGTTGGTTGCACAGCAATTCCTAATGTCAATCCTGGAATGATTGCCGAATTGCTGAAAAAAGAAACCTTTGGTGCTCTACTCAACGTAAATTTAAATCCTGTTGGAGATAAGAAGTTTCTATTTTGAATTTGATTTCTGAAAATGTTAGACTTTGCCATTATTCACTAACAACAATTGCGTTTGACCAACCGCCATTCTTCCCATCATTATTAACCATTAAATTTTGTGCTGCCTCTTCCGAAGCATATAATGATTTTTGGGAGAAATCATCAGTCCATCTACTATTACCAGAATAGTAAACAGTGATGCTACTATCAATAATACTTGGTTTTTTGATATAGTATGCCATGGGTTTTTTAACTATTTAGATAAAAAAAGGGGACCTTTCGGTCCCCCAGAAAACTCTTGTGAGTATGAATCACATGAGGTTCTTAACAGCAACACGTCTGTAGTAACGGTTCTGGTTAACGTTGAGGGTTCCCATACCCTGGTTGAGACCTTCAGCAAATGGGTTGGCGACCAGACCATATCTGGTCTTAAAGCCAATCTTGGGCTGGAAGGTGTTCTCTCCAACGGCACGAACCATCTGGAGGGGAACATATGGGCAATAGAACAGACCTGCGTCATAAGGTGAAGAACCCTTATAACCGACAACGTAGTACTGGTTACCAGCACTTGCGTTACCTGCGGTCAGGTTTGCAGAATAAGGATCGATATAGACGCGATACTTACCTTGGAGAACACCAGCGAAGGTGTTACCGGTGTCATCAACGTTCAGGTTAGCGTTGAGTGCAGGGGTGTAGTCGAGAACACCAGCCATGGTCAGTGCTGAAGCAACGTCAGCAGAGCACAGGATGATGTTGCCCTTTCCGCGACGAGTTCTTTGTGCGATTGCGTTAGCATCGCGCTCGATTTGGAACAGGAGACCCTTGAACTTCTCAACAGACCAACGACCGTTGGAATCAACGTCGAGGTCAAATACACCAGCGGTAGCGGTATTAGAAACAGCGCCTTGCTCAGCAACCTTATAGATGGTTCTGATAACTTCGCGGTTGATCTCAGCCAGAATCTCAGTAGAGAGAATGTTGGCGAGTTCTGCTTCAGCGTTCAGACCGTGGATTGCCTTGAGGTCTTGGGCGAGTTCTAATGAGTACTCAGCCTTCAGAGCGCGTGACTTGGCGGTAACGGTAACTTTCTCGATCGAGAAAGCCATTTCGTTGAAGTTGTCACCAGTGGTGCCAAGATCTTCAGCGTCGCCAGTTACCATGCCCTGACCAACAACATATCCTACGGATGATGCGGTGCCAACAGGGTTGAGAACAGATGGGTTGGTGCCAGACTGGGCAGTAGTACCCATACCAGCATTAACTGCGGTGAATCCAGCAGTCAGGTCAAATCCTTCGTTCTGACCAGAGAATGCGGTATCTGCTTCGTTGTAGAAAGCTTCGGTGCCGCCCTGGTTCTTATAACGGGAGCGCATTGCGAAGATGAGTCCAGTAGGACCGTTCATTGGTTGAACGCCAGCCAGGTCATAAGCGACCAGGTTAGGCATGGAGCGTCTGATCAGGGAGATCAGAACAGGGTCGAAACCTGCGACAGGACCAGTCTCAGTAGCAGATCCAGAGAAACCACCTGAAGCACCAGCAGCGTTACCACTGTTGGTTGGGGTTTCCATGAGCATTCCACTGTGGGAGAATGCTTGCTCTTCGCGGAGGAATTTTTCTTGGTTTTCCAGCAGGACGGCGGTTACCGCTCTACGATGGGGATCTTTGATTGGATCAAGTCCCTCATAGTTGAGGAGAGGTGCCCACTTTTCCTGCAATCTTTCGGATTGAAACATTGCTGTTACCTATAAAGTGATTGTTTGTTTGTTTGAATTATATTAAATTCAATTATTTGCTAAAAGAACCCAGAGTTCTGAGGTATGCGCTCATTGAGTTCGAATACGACTCTGGTGAAGCATCAACACCTTCGGAGAGGGTTTCAGACTTAGCGGATGGAGATACTGCCTTTGATGAGAAATAAGCCTCCTTCAAAGTCTCCAGCTTTTCACGATATTCTTCTTCACTTTCAAACTCAACACTTTCGGCAAGTGAAGCGAGCTTCTCTTTCTGAGTCTGTGCAAGACCTTCAGAGACCTGATCTAAGATTCCATCAGCAACCGACTCTGCGAGACGCTTGTTAAGGGAAATATTTTTCTCAATCTGCTCGTTGAGTTTTTCTTCCATGTCATCAAGTTTTTCTACCATGCTCTCAAGAACATCATATTTATCTTCAGGGATTGATACATAATGTGCTTCAAAAAGTTCCTTCATGCCTGAGAGGAAG